AGCATGGTGGACTGCCGGAAGCATAGAAGGGAGTGCAGCCTCTAGGCTAGTTTCGGGTATAGATGTATTTTTAAAAGTAGAGTGTTACCCTGGATTAGCAAATCTTGTAGGCTCGTATAGTATGGATGGTAAAAATTGGTGTAAAAGTTATGATGGGGTATATTATGATGTGCGAATTGATAATTATCTTATTGGACATCCTTATGGTATAGGGGTAGGATACGTATTTTGGGCAAACTATATGGGGGATCCTAATGAGGAATATAATATTGCTGAAGTGACTCAGTGGTTAATTGAGGATTTATAGCTAAAAAATTGATAATTCTTAGATACGATAAAGGGGGAGTAACTTAGGGGCACTAAAGTGCCCCTAAGTTATTTTTATATCTAGGTGGGTTTTATAGACGACCTGATCCTTCTATAAGTTCTTTCATACGCTCTTGTAGGTCATCAGGTTCTCCAACAAGTTTATACAATTCTTGTGCAAGACCAATTATAATATAGGTATCTTGTAGAACTAACGTTACCTTTTCTTCGAGTACAGATAGAGCTTGCTTAAATTTTTCTTCTAGTTGGTCTACTGTTTTGCCTACAGCGTCTATACGTTGAACTAGATTTGAACATTCATGTTCTTCAGGAGAGGGGGCAAACATGGTCACTTGTGCTATATCTTTATTAGTTTCAGATTTAGACACCTCAGGTTTTGATTTAACTTCGATATTTTGAGTATCTTGAAAAGCTAGTATTTTGTTTATTAATACGTCGCTTTTTTCGCTTATTACATCTCTATTAGGAACATTTAGAACTTGTACAGCTCTTCTACGAAGATCGGTACGACTTAAACTTTTAAGTTCTTCTTTAGTGTATACGTCTGACATTATTTTCTCCAATTTAGTTAAGGGTTACTAGGATGTGGATACTTTGTGTAAAGGGTCTTTTTTAAGAATGTTAATTTGTGCTCTTAATTTTTTTTAATATACCTGACTCACATTCTTCTACAGCACAGCACCTTGCCCTAGCTGGTGGACAATCCCAACATGCATAGTACTCACTAGCGCACTTTAGTTGATTATATACGTCTTTCCAGTCCTCCTTCATTTGCATCATAGCTTCCCGTTCTTCGTCAATGGGATCTTTTAATAGGTCTTTAGGGTTTATTTGCCCCTCTATAACCTTAATTAGAGTTTCCCTATCTATACCTCGATGTGAAGATAGGAAGTTGTGGGTTTTGGATAGTTCTATTAATTCAGTTGTATTCAGGTTTTCGTAAAGATATTTCATTGTACTCTCTTAACGTAAGTCCAATCTCTCTTTCTGGTATTTCTTGCAGCGTTATTTTAATTCCTAAATTTTTGGGGTCACAGTGTTTTTCAAAAATAGTTCTAAAGTTATGGGAATCATCTAATCCTATAGCTTCAGATAAGGTATCTTCAATAAGTTTTATACGATTAGTAAGGTCCATTTTTTTATAGCGATTTCCGAATTTAGATGTTTTATTTAGTACCTTTTCGAAAAAGAAAATAAGTTTTAATTCGTAGGGTACATTTTTTTTAAGATTCAAAAGGGCGAGTTTTCCGTCCTTTTGAATCTCTTGCATAGCTCTAATTTTAAACTGTCTAGCTTTAGAACTAAGCATTCGTCCTTTACCTCTAAAGCGATTTATATAGATATGATTAGAGGTGGGTGGTAATAAGGGTATCCAAATGTATAGTTTATTATCCATTATTTTTTTAGTCTTTTATTATTTCATCACTTAGAAAATCTACTGAAACTTCGCTAATAAAGTAATCAAAGGGTACTTCAACCATTTCGTCTACAAAGATATAAAATGGGATAGTTTTTTTGTTGTAGTCACACATTCATTTCTCCAGAATAGCAATTCATTTTTTAAAGACATCCAATACAGAACACCCCTTTACTCTATTAGAATATGCAGATTCTTGAGGGGTTCTAAAATTCTGTTTTTTAGTTACAGATATTTGTCTACCTTCTACGTTCATCCTTTCATCTAGAGCTGTAATCGTTCTAGATACTGTTTCTATTTTACGTTTAAGACCTTCAGTCATGGCGGATAACAAATCTGTTTTAACTTTACTTTGATGTAATTCAGTATCTACAGTAACATATCGGCTATCTGTTCTTGTAGCATCATTTTTATCGTCTACGGTTCCTTCTTTACAACTTCGTATTTTAGCCCAAGCAAACTTAGCTTTGCTAGTTGAGCAATCCTGTAGAGCAGAAGATAGCCGTAATTGCCCATTAGCATAGTCATACCAGGCAGTAAATTGACCTAAAAGCCTCTGAAGGGTATCTAATTTTAACAGACTAATGTCCGGAGGTAAATCGGGTATGTCTGTAAGTCTTCCATTCATATCTGAAGGTCTAGAACTTAATGGCAGACCCATACGAATAACTTCGTCTTCTGCACTAGAAAAAGCGCTATCATATAACTTTAATCCCTTCTCATAATCTATTTCGAAGTTTATCAAATTATGCCCCTGTTTTTTTCAAAGAGTCTTGTTCGTGCAGATTTTATATTCGTTTTATGATTTGATGGACCGCATATTTTTTTATATTTACATTGATTACAATGCCACCCATCTTCTTTATTAGGCGGTGTTTTAAGAATCGCGTGTTCTTGTACGTACTGTATTTTTTTAACTATTGCCTCCCATCTGTGTTCATCATAAATTTGTACGTATTCTATTATACTGCTATCATTTTTGTTATAGTAAACAAAAATCATAAAGGGTAAATCTAAACATTTTTGATATACCGTTCCCTGAATTAAATGTTCTACATGAGGCCCATTTGTTTTTTTATACCCTTCATCATTGATAGTTTTAAATTCTACTCCGAATCTTATTTGAAGAGGTACATGGATGGTATAGATACCATCTGTTGATCCGGATATATCATACATATCTGCAATAGTATTATGGTTAGGATTAATACGGGCTTCTGGATTAAAGTCCTCATCTCCACTAGTTAATGCTGCAAAGGTACTTAAGTACCCTTGTAACACAGCATGAATAGCGGACCCCTCATCAAATATTCTTCGTAGTCTTGGTTCAATAAGTCCTGTAGAAGGGGCCCCTATGTAGTCGTAATATAATTGACAGGCACAACCTATAGGGTATTTTCCACAAAGTGACTTTCCAGTTTTATTACCTAGTCCAGAAGGTCTAAAGTAATTAGAATTGTGATAATCATTTAAACGAAATGTTATATCTATTGGGTTAGGTGTAACATTTTGATCTTCTAAAAAAGATTCGATTCTGGAAACCACGGATATGTGGTTTAATATCTCTTTAGGATAACCCTTTTGTATGTCTTCTATAGACATAAATTTATTAATCATCAAACTTCTCCACAAAGAATAGGAATAGTTCGTAAGGTAAAACTGTAAATACCTTACTGATACGACGAAAGTTTATTACTAGTGCTGGCCATTCTCCAGATGAGTTAGCATGCCGTATTATAGAAGATAAGCTATTTACTAAAAGACGATAACCGATATTACTGTTTGTATATTTATGTTCTATTCTCCACTTATTTATTTTTCGAATATCAGCTTTAGCATCTTGATTTCCAGAACCTGGTTGTACCTTTCCTTGGACATCTAGAGCTACCTTTTTTTCTAAATTTTGAGATATCTTTATTTGCCTTTTTCGTTCCTTCTTAGTTATATTGGGGCTTATTCTAGGGGAGAAGGAAAAAGAGAAGGCCTTATTTTGACATTCATCACATAAGAAGAAATTGATAAGATTGCTTTTATCTTGCTGGATAGTATAGTAAATAGTTTTTCGTATCTTCTTACAATTAGAGCATTTCTTTCCAAATTCAATAGGTTGGATAGTTAATTCTAATTGCATTAAAGCGAGACTTCATCCCTCTCTTCTGGAGTTAGCTGCCACCATAAACTATCTAATTCCTCTAGGAGATCGTTTTCTTCAGCACTTTCCGGTTCTATTTGGAGTTCTCGTAGGCGTACAAGTTTTTTATCTGCTTCTATGTACTTTTTTAGCATCTTTCCCATTTTATTTCCTTGTTTTGATAAGGGGGCTTGAGGTTTTTTAATCTCATACTCTATAAAATTTTGTGGGACCTCACTTCATTTTGTTTCTATATCTGCATAACGAATGTGAAGAAGACCGGCGTCTTTTAATATCATGTTCCATAAAACACTTTTAAATTTTGGTTCGCGTATTGCTGTTTGTAGGGCTTCTTTACTAGAGAACTTTTCTTCTCCGATATAATATACACCCCCTCCACGGTGTATAATATTTTTAACTGTACAATAATTTATCATATTGTCCTCCATATCTACTTTTGGAGGATCAAAGTAATACCTAAATGATCCTACCTTACCTTCATGAGTTCCAGCTTTTCCCTTAGTTATTTCGTATACTAGCTCTTTTCCTATTTTAGTTCTAGAATTTTCAGAATCTTTGGAATCTTTATAATATAACATCTCTCCTGGTCTAAGTTGAATATCTATTAGTTTTCCATGTTTTAATGCCCAAGCCCCGCCTACTTTCCATTCTCTTTGTCTCATACTTGTTTTATATAAGTTAGCCCTTACTTGCCGAATACCAATGATTGTTGTCTCATTCTCTTCTAGAAAAGGCCTACGGCCTTTCCACCCGCATTTACATATGTAGTTATAACTTCCTTCGTTGTGCTTTTTAAAGTTCAAATCCATACTGAAACATGAAGGGCATCTTTTACGAGGCATTAGAGCACCTTGAATTTTCTTCATCCATAGGCTCTGGATGCCAGAGGCAGAGGCGATTTTAGGGTTGTCTCCTAAGTCCACTTCATCTTCTGAAGTGGTTAGCATGGAGTCCCAGGAGTCAATAGCCCCTATCTGATAAGCATTGGAGTCTACTAGAGTAACTACAGCCTGTAAATTAGCTTCTGATGGTCCTCTAAGGATGTGGAATTCTCCACAACCTGTTGAGCTTTTAAGTTCTGCTATCTCTATTTTAGTAAGTGGGTTTTCTTCATAAATTTGCCTTCGGCGTTGTTCGGTATGTATCTCGTAATCAGAAAATGGTACTTTGAATCCAATTTTTCTTGCATACATTTTATCAAAAGGAAATTCCATACATAGCATAAAAATGCATGTATGATCACCGTAAAGTTTTTGAACTTGAGAGAAGTAATTGTATACTAGTAAATTTTTTCCAACTCCGTCTGGTCCCGCTATTTGTGATAATCCACCTGAAGGTAATCCGCCACCGCAATCTATATCTAAAGAGGTAATACCACTAGGTCTTCGGAGGTCGAATCGACCTTCTAATTCGGATCCCTTTTGTAGTACCACTCCGAAACTACCTAAATCTGCAATAATGGATTCAATTAAAACATCGGTATCTACTTTAGGTGGGCGTGTAAGTTTTATTTCAACTTCTTCTGCTTTCTTTTTTGCCATTTAGGTTCCTTTTCATAGGGCTCGCTTCCAAGATCTGGATCTAGTGGTATATTAGAATCCGGGTCCATTTCTTTACTTTTAGAGCTTGCTTTTTTTTCTTTTAGTACTTTTTCGGGGTCTATTTCTACAGCATATTTATCCATTTTTCTCTCCAAAGTGCTCCTCTTTTTTCGTTCTTTTATAAGAGGAAGGGGTATAGAGTGGTAATCCTCTATACCCCAGCGTCTAGCTGAAATGTCATCTTCTCTAAAGTATTGAGCTGATTCTTTTATATCCCATTTTAATCTACGCGAAGGGTAAAACATAACCCTTCTTTTGGGAGGGATTCGTAGAGGTTCCCCAGTTCTGGGATGCCGCCCCCATCCACCACTATAATAGGAATTCTTAAATTCCCCAATCCCTCTAAGTAATACGTCGTGTCCTTCTAACAAAGCCGTTTTTATTATTTTTGTAAGCGTGCCAAGTAGCATACGAGTATACCGTTTTGGGCGCTTTATTTCTGTAGCAAATTTATTTACTAATTCTTGGTGATCCATTATAGTCGCTAAGTTTTGTTATTTAAATACGTGATTCTGAAATCTTCGCACACAATTTTCAATTTAGAAAACGTTTCTTTATAAGCATTTAAAAACTGCAGTATTTTTTTAATTCATTATCCTTTAGCAGAAGCCCAAGAATACCCGGTTCCCATATCTATATCTAATGGTACAAGAAGATCTTTTTTAAGTGGATGTTCCATATGTTGTTTAATAATTGGTTTAGACTTCTCTATATTTTCTTCAGGAACTTCAAAAACTAATTCATCATGAATTTGCAATAGCATCTGTACACCCAGTGATTCTAATTGTAAGTCGTGTTCACAATTAAGCATCGCTAGTTTAGCTACATCTGCCATGGAACCTTGAATTATAGAATTTACACTTTGGCGTTCTGCTTGAGCTAAATTAGATTTAGCAGAACCCGGTAATTCCCATCTAGTTATTGTATCTAGACGGCGCCCTATCTCATGTAACTCATGGAACCTGCGGGGTCTACCTAATATAGTTTCAACCATGGCGTGATCTAAAATATATGAATGTACATTGTAGATAAATTGCTTAACTTTAGGATAGGGTTTAAAATACAATTCTATTAGTTTTTTAGCTTCTTGAACTTCAATATCTAAAGTCTTAGCCAGTGCTCCAGGTCCTTGATCATAATTTAGACCGAAGCCCACTGCTTTACTGAACCTCCTAGTATCACACATTCTTTTTTCTAAGGGCGATAAAATAATATTCGGGTCTTTATTTGCACCCTTTTTCTTTTTTAAGGCGGCTTCTATATCTTCGTATTTGTAATTATACATAAGACTGGCAGTTCCAGTATGTATATCCAACCCTTTTCGTATTACGTCTATCATATTTTCGTCTTGAGAATAATGGGCTAATAGTCTCATCTCTCCCTGTTTATAATCAGAAACTATTAGTTGTTTTCCTTGATCAGAAATAAAAGCTGCTCTAATTAAAAATTGATCGTGTTCTGGATTGGGTATGTTCATTAAATTGGGATTACTGCTACTTATACGACCAGTGACTGTTATGTGCTGATTAAGTGTAGGATGTATTCTATGGTCTTTACTTATACATTTTTTAAGCCCATCGATAAATGTATTTTTAGTGGTAGACAAACTTCTATAACGAACCATTAATTTTGCTGGCTCAATTCCTTGTTCTGCCCATATGTTTAAACTTTCTGCATCAGTAGAAAATTGTCTATTGCCGCTTGCTCCACCTGCAGTTCTTTTTACTGGATCTAGCCTCAATTTATCGAAAAATAGTTCTCTAAGTTGCATAGGGCTTCTAGAATTGATTTCTTTACCTGCTATCTTATTAATTTGTTTTTGAATGCTATCTAGTTCGTATTGAATTTTGGGTCCTAGGTCATCTAGATATCCCACATCTACTAGAAATCCCCTTCTACTACAGTTATAAAGAACTCGTGTGAAAGGCATCTCTATTTTTATGAAGTGATCCCATAAAGGTACGCCATCTAAACTAGTTAACTTTTTTAATTCGCCTTTTAGAAAATGAAAAACTTTAAAAGTTGCCCAAGCATCCAAAGAGGAATAAGAAATGGCACCCATAAAATCGTTTTCCATTCCTCTTAGTAAACGTTCTTGAATAGTTTCACCTCTATGACTACCCAAAAAAGCTTCTTTAAAGGATCGCATATGTAATCCAATATGATCTCTTGCTGTTTCTTTTAGTCCGTGACGTCCTTGTCTATTTTCATCAAATAACCAATCCATAACTAAAGTATCATAACAATTTCCTGTAGGCGTGCGTACACCCGAATTCTGCAGCATATTAAGATCAAAATTTTGATTAGTAAAATACCATTTTATATAAGGTAAATTAATCAATTCCTGGTCTAAAAGAACTAGCATTTCTGCAGAAAAGCAAAATCGGCTATTTTCATCAGGGCAAGCTGACCAAAAAAGAATATGATCAGATACTATATTTAATCCGGTTGTTTCAGTATCTAAAGCACATTCTTTGGTATCTAAAACTCTTTTTTTGAACTTATCAAATTCTTCTGGGGTATCTACCCATGTTACAGGAGGTATATACTGTATAGCCATTAAGGCCTCCTTAATAGGTATTAAATATTAAAATTACCCCCCTTCTAACTCTAATAAAAATTTTTATTGAATACTAAAAAGGAATTTCAGAAGACGAAGTGGTATTTTTATAATTTTTACAATGTTCATCAGCATTAGGATTCTCGGATCCATAGGGATTTCTAATTCCGAGTATTTTTGCTTGAGCTTCAAAAGTATCTGGCGCGAATACTTGATTAAAATTAAAGGGCACAAGAAGCTTTTCTAAATTAGGTATTCTATCTACATAAGTTTCTACGTCTATTTTTTTTCTTCTAGGTATTTGAATACTAGAGTTTGTTCCTTCCCCCTGTCGTTTAATTTCTAATTCACAATCAAATATAGATAGGGGCATAGGATCTTGGCAATGAGAACACTCCGTTTGCATAATGGACACCCCAATATATTTACATTCATTGCATTGAATTTTACGAGAGGTATAACTTCTAATTTCTTCATCACTCATTTTAGTGGTTTTAATATCTATTATTAAATGCCCACAATTTTCACATTCATATCCAGAAATACTTAGTCTCCCCTCTCCGCAATTAGAGCAGTCTTGAGCTATATCCATAACAAAGCCCGTAAGTTCATTAAGGTGACCAGAACCCAAACTCCAATGGCATTTATTACCGAAAAATTTATCTAGTTTAGCTTGGCAATGTTCGCAATTTCTTCCTGTACAGGGTTTATCATTAAATATTTGTTCTCCTTCTTTAGGTCCCTTAGAATATCTTAAAAGTTTTCCATTTTTTTTATCTATTGCTACTACCTTATGATAATTGGCTAAATGTAGCCAATTAAATACGTGTTTTAGACTCCAAGAAATATCTTCTGCTCCTTTTGCTTTCTCTTCACAAGCAAGGCACTTCCCTCCTATATCTACTAATTCGTCTTTTCCACAATTTGAAACTATTTGATATTTTTTAGAACAGATGAGCTCTCTTTTAGATCGAGATACAAAATGCGTCACGTAATGAAAATACTCAGACTCCTCTCCTTCAAAATTTATATAGTTTCCGGGTAAAAGCCTGCCTGTTGTCAATACTCCTTGTGGAGGTGCCCATCTGTTGTTCCATCTAATACTGAGGTTCCCACCTCCACTTCCTCCAGTACGACCAGAACTTTCAGATCTACGGGTTGTATAACCCATTATTCGTTGACTAAACGGTATTTTTTTAAACATTAGACCTCCATTGATGCCAGTTTTGTGTAGTGTTAAGAACACTTAATAAATCTGATTTGTTTAGATTGTCGGGTTGCGTTTCTTCATTACAATGATTTGGGTAATTTGTACAATAAACAGTTACGCCTCTTTTACGAAGTTTTTGTCCTGTATTTAAAGTTCCTTCCTTTCCAGCTTTATCGTTATCCAAGAATAAAATTACGTCCCCTCCTATACTAGTAAGAATTAATTCTTGTTCTCTAGTCATACGACTTCCTTGAAGAGCCATAACATTTGTTACGCCTTGTTGAATAAGCCAAAGACACGCTTTATATCCCTCAACTATAATCACTTGTTTAAGTTTACCCATAAAAGCATTAGGATATACATTATGGCTATTCCATAAGTAATTATGATTATGTATTTCATACGATTCATATTTAGTAATAGTGTCAGGATCATCTGATGCAAAACGTAAGATATCTTTAGATTTATAAACTTTATATCGTGGGAACGCATCTGGTATTACACTTCTTCCTGAAATGCCCACTAATCGACCTTCTAAATTGCGTATGGGGAACGTAATTCTCATATATTCACGATCAAATCCAATTTCATACTTATAAAGTAACTCAGAGTCGAATCCTTTATTAACTAAATCAATTGGACAATATTGAAATACCCCTAAAAGTCCTTCGTTTAGAAAGTGTTGTTTGTGTTCAAAAATGTAAGTAGCGGGACTCTTAAAGGTTTTTAAAGGTGTGCCTATATGTTCTAGAATGCTATCTATATAAGTTGACGGAGTGTTTAACCTCTTTAAGAATTGAATAAAAGTACCCGTAGCATGACAGGTATGGCAGTAGTAAACCCCAGAATTTATATTGATATAGAATGAGGCTCGTCGTTCTTGCCCTTCTTTATGAAAGGGGCAAGGCCCTCCTATATTATCCGGTCCAGAAAATCTAATATATTTAAGTTTTCTTCGTACTTCTTTTTCAATAATATCACGCATCTATTTACCCCTTACTTCTTCTAGCCTCTTTAAACGCATGAGCTGCGTTTAAACCTCCTATAGCAGAAGGTTGTATTTTATCTGTAGTAGGTCTGTCATTAAGAAAATCTAGTATATCTTCATGGTTTCTAAATATTTTTGGGGTAAGTAAAATATTGCCCATACTATCTACTTGAGTTATACCCTCTCCATTTCTATTTGGTTGCATTATGCATGAAAAATCTGTACAAGCATTACCATGAAGTGCAAATCCTGCTAAAGTAGTTTCTCTTGAAGCAGTAAATACTATAGCTAAATTATTAGTATATAAACCTGTTGGTTTTTTAATAATTTCTGCTGCAAGATCACAATCTTGTCCATAAGAATCTGAGAAGGAAATATTTGATACTGATTTACCAGGTTTATCTTCACTATTTCGATTAGCTTGATTTGTACCACAGACAGGGATATTAAAATCTAAAGCTAAATTTTTTAAATCTTGAGAAATAGCTGCTTGATTATGATGTTTAATAGATTGTTTACCTTCTCTGTCATCAGTCATAAGATACACTGCGTCCACATATAAAACATCAGGTTTATAGTCTAATACTTTTCTTCGTAAACCACGAACCCCCCCACCTTTAGGATCCGCCCGGTCACTTGTAATAATTACACTTTTGTTTCTTCCAGTTTCAAATTTACAAACCTCTTCATCACCAGACATGGAATTCATAATGTCCATGAATCTATCTCTCATGGTTCCACCTTCTGGAACTGGAATAGTATGAAGAAGCCCCTTTTTAAATTCATCATATGGAGCGTTAATCATAATGCATATAAAGCGGTCCATAATTTGTATAGGTGTCATTTCTCTAGTGCAAATTAATATTCTACGATTGGCTTTTTCATAAGCATGATAAGCGCTCAATAATAAAAGGAACGTTTTTTGAGATTTAGGTCTACCATAAAAAATAATAAATTCACCGTTTAATAATCCATTTGTTTCATCATTTAAAGGTTCCCAAGGATATGGAATTCCTAGTAATCCTGTTTTATTCTCTCTAACTTCATATCTTTCTCGTATTTGTCCAACAGCTGCTGATAAAATATGGTCTTCACTAATTCTATTAGATTTAGATAGTGAATGGTGAATTTTTCCTACATGGTCTAATAGCTCTTCAGGATTGTCCTTATAATCTTGAATATGATCGGACAAACGAAGTAATTCTTCTTTCAGATAGCCTAGTTTGAATTCTTGGAGTACTGCTTCTAGAGTTATTCGTTCTTCAGGAGCAAAAGGAAATTTGGGAAGTCGTTTTAAAACATATGCGCGTTCTGGAACAAGTCCAAATGTTGCTTTATTATCATGATAGCGTTTTATAAGTCGAAATAAGAACTGCCCTTGTTCTGTTTTAAAATGGTCTATTGTAATGTTAGCTTTAATTAAAGGTCTTAAATCCCCCCCATCAATGACTTTAGTTAAAAGACGCAATTCGTCAGTCATGTTGTTTCCAATTTTAATTGGACAACCGAAGAAACACCTTTCCACCTAATTTTTCATATTCGAATCGTTCTATAGGCAGTATGTATTCTTTAGCTGTACGTGTTATAGCTTGTGTTAAGCCGTATATAGTAGGCATAGGTTCTTTTTCATAAGATAACTTTACTTTTTTTATAAAATCCATAGGCACTTTAAAAAACTTTAATTCAGTTTCAAGTCTATCTAGTGGATCTGTTATACTGTTTTTAAAGCTGCTAAACATTAAGTTTCGCATCTCACCCCACTGTACTGGAATTTCTGTAAATACTTTACTAAGTTGATTATCCATAACTTCATCTTTAATAGCTCTATGTTGTCGGTATAATAAACGAGAAGATGAGATATTCACTATGAGGCCGTTTAAACAGACTAAACGATAATAATACGCATCTATAGTAAGAGCTGAATAACCAACTTCTGAATTTTGAATATAGATACCTGGGAAAATAATTTCTTTTCCATTCTTTAAGATATCTATAGGATCACCTAATAAAGTGTAGTGTGAACTCCTATCAGTAGCCCATCTTCCAGTTAGATCGTATTTTAAAAATCTAAGCCCTTCTAATTGGTTTTTAAACGATTTTTCCAGTCTTTCAAAAATATACCTATCATCTATAGGTTTATAAGTCTTTCCTAAAATTGCTCTAATAGTACCGTTGTAATTTCCGTTTATAGTCGATTCTTGTAGCGAGGTAGTACGAAATTTGAACAGGCCCCTCTTTTCTGAGAAACGCTTATTAACCTCTTCTTGTATTTGATTATTTTTAACAAGTGTAGGGTCAAACCATTTATTCCATCTTATACCCAGTAGGGTACTTAATTGTTGTTTTGTCCAATATGACATATTGTATTTACCAATATCTGCTATATCTAAACTTAAATCATTAGTAAGATGTAGCGCACTTAGAGGACATACAATATCTGGATTATTAAATGAATTATAGGTATCTACGTCTCGTTTAACGTCTTCAAATTTGATAAGATCTTTCTCTATGTTCGTTAATGTTGATAAGGTTGGTGTCATTATCTTCGTCTCCTTTTACGTTGTAAAAGTGTTTATTTGTTAAATCGTTTTCTATTGAGTTAGTCAATATTTTTAATGCTTCTAGAGTTGTAGGAGACCAATTAGATTGTTCAGTGCATTTTCCGTGGGTCCCTGTTAATTCATATACAGGCTTTTCAGTATCGTTTTTAACTTCTTTTATAGTAGCTAAAGAGTAAACTACTTTTATTAAGGGGGTAGAATTCGAATATCCTCTGAGGTCGTTTGTTAAATCGCGTTCTACATGAATTTCAACTAAATGCAAACCGTTAACATAGCAATTTCCTTGAGCTAGCTTCATTTAGGATATCTCCTTATTTTTTCACTTTTACGTATGGGTTCTGGTGCTGTAGGAGTTTGGTTTAGCCCTGTTAATTGTTCAGACTTGTGTATATATAAATCTTTTGTTACTGGGACTTGATTTTGTTTTTTTATTAATTCGTATCTTGGATCTTGATGATCTTTAAAGCTATTTAAATGTACGCCCATCTCTTGCATTCCTATGGCTGCTAAATGTTCTGCCATATTTGAACTAGTTTCTGATGCGGTTTGGATAGATTCGGAATCTTGATTACAATGCATTGTTACAGATACTGTTGATTCAATTGTTAACCCCTCTTCTCTAGTACTAAACCACTGTTTAAAACCTCTAGTTGAAGATACTGAGGCATTTCCGTCTCCTAAGGGGAGGTCTGTATTTTTTGTTCCGTTCATATCTATTTTTCTCTTTTCAATGTTATCAGTGCGGCTCCAAATACGAGCCGCACCTGTATATGTAATTGTATTCATTAAGATAGCGGAGGTAGACTGTAGGGTTTTGGCATTCCAGGCATAATGGCAGTACTAAATTCTTGATGATAAGCTTTACTAACAATATTTTGATCGACCTCGCCCTGTCGTACTAATTGTTCTAATTTAGGCACATCTATGTTGTAGACTATTACTTCTGTTAAAAAAAGCATTGCTTGTTCTGCTGTAAGATTATTTACAAGAAATTCTACATCATACCAGGTTTTTGTTTTCTTTTGTGCTCCTAAACCTTGTAATTCTAGACTTTTCTCATCTCCAGCAGATAGTGCGTATTTTATTAATTTTACGGCCGTTTCAAGAGTTTGATTTCGTTCAGTTACTAGTTTATGGAACTGTTCTATTATTCCATGAAGTTCAGGATCTTCTATAAATTTACTCAGTTCTTCTTCGCTTTTTTGATACTTTTCTGCTGCTTTTTTCGCCATTGTCAATTTCGATTCTACGGTCATTTGCCATATCCTCTCTGTTAGGTTGTGGAATTCCATAATAAACATTACGTAAGTAGTCTATTATATGACATACCTTAACCCAATCAAATTGGGTTCTACCCCATGGCCCTTCTGGACGATTATCTTGAGTCTTAAGTAAAAAAGGTGCGCTATACATTGGAAAAACGCTGTACCGAATTTTGATATGTCTTCCTGGTAAAAGTAGCGTTTGCATTTGTCCACGAATAGCCGGCATAGATATTGATTTTTTACCACAAAGAGTTGTTAAGGGTATCTTACCTATTGTTATTATTAATAGGGGGTCAACTAAATAAATAGTTTCTAATAATCTGGGTCTACAAGCTAGTAATTCTTTTTTAGTAGGGGGTCGGTTACCAATACATTTTTCTTTTGTCCTATCATTGATTACTTCCATAGTTGGTCTACAACATACAGTGTTTGTTATATATATGTCTTTATATCTATCTAGGAATACATTATCTATGAATGTGTTTATAAGAACGCCAGCTGCTCCTTGATATGGTTTACCCGTTTCACTTTCTAGTCTACCTGGCGCTTCACCAATTATCATAATATCTGCATGGGGATTACCTTCACCAAAAACAACATGTCGTGGACGTTCTTTTAATAAAATACACGTTTGACATTGGTTACATAGAGTACATAAAGTACAATTACTATACTCTAATTCCAGTTCTTCTAGCTTAGTTAACATTTTTGTACACTACTAAATTATAGAAAACTTTGTATTTCGTTGTTATCTTTAAAAAAATCGGGTACACGTATATTAGTGCAAATAGCTCTATGTTTAAAAATGGCTATTATACCTATTGGATAAGTACGCGTATTAAGTGTAGGAAACTCCCACCAGACTGTTGAATCAATACAAGATATATGAATAATAGATCTACGGTTTAAATCGGAAAGTTCTTCTATTTCTTTTACTATAGATTCTTTTAGTACGCCTGGGTTATCTACAATACGCATAAGAGTATCTATTTCATTCCATGAAGGGCTATCGATTTTTAATGAGATAGGGGATATTGTCCAAGGGGCTGTAAGTGTTAGTTGTAACTCTTTTAATTGTCCTATATCTGTAATAATTTTGTGATACTCACTAATTAAATCTAGAGCTTCTGAAGTTAAGTAACAAATTGCTATACTTCCTTTTGTAGCAGGCCGTATTAAAAAGGATGTTTCCATTTACTATAACCTCTCTTTGTAAGGTTGAATTGTTGTATAACTTAGAGGACCACCTTGATCTATAGGCCAATTTATTAGTTGTCTTTTTAAAGTGGTAATCATTCTATGTAATTTTGGAATAAAAATATAGTCTATAAATACAACTATTGGTGTTTTTTTACCTTCTCGAAATCTTTGAGCTCTCCCCATTCCCTGCTGTAATGTATTAAATCCGCCCTCTTCAATATCTTGACTACCAAATGGGGTTAAAAAGAATAGCGTATCTAAAGAGTCTTCATCTAAAGCCTCTTTAACTAATTGTAAAGTTCCGAAAGTTATTTGTTTTGTCTTTAATGCATTTAACCTATCTTCTGGACTTTTTTTACCAATACATAATCCAGAATTACTAAACATTTTATTTAACATTTGTAATTGATTAACACTATGACTTAATACTAAAATTTTTCTATTCTTATTTATGGGGTTTTTTAATTTTTCAGCAATAAAATTTAAGCACTCAGGTAAACAACTAATATAGTTTCTTAATTTAGGAATGCTAGGCCTTCCAGATTTATCTGTAACAGCTCTTTTTATACTAGAATTCGTAAGATTTATTTGAATAGGGCATTGTTGAAAATAAATTTCTGGTTTTAAATCCTGCATTAAATCTCTATGATAAATGGGACCGAGATGATACAAATACATAGCTTCTAATCCGTCTTCTCTTTTTGTAGTAGCTGTTAGTCCATGTCGTTCTCCATAAAATAAAGACGCTGTAGGTAAAAAATGCTTCGCTGAAAAATGATGACATTCATCATAAATTTCTAATCCGAAATATTCGTCTATTCCTGTAGGAAGTTCTTTGTGTCGTCTACTTAAAGTATGTACCATTGCTATACATATCCCCCTCCCTTCCCAGTCCCACTTGTTTACAGGTCCTTGAATAATTCCTATACCTCCAGGTACATCAAGAAACTGGTCTATTCTTTCGCGCCATTGGTTAATTAAGGTAGTATTATTAACAATAACTAGAGCAGGCACTTTACGAATATACATAAGATATAAAGCTATTACAGTTTTACCTCCTCCGCATCTTAAATTTAGAATCCCACCTTTAGAATTAATCATAGATTTTGCGGCATCCCTTTGTCTATAATCAGAGGGTTTTTGTAAGTCTAAAATGATACGGCTAATAAATGGCACTATTAATAAAGAGGAAGGTAACATAGATAAAATTGGAAAGGGAAATGTAATGACTGTAGCTTTAGAAATAAAATCTCTAGGAATAATGAGATGATATTTTGTTTCTTCCCAGAGTTGTAAATACTCTAATCCCTCATTACCTATTACTGGAAATTCTAACCCAGCTTTAATTGATTGAGAATTAATGTATTTTTTGGGCAGTATAAGATTCTTACTATAATATCCTACTTCAGGATCTGGGTTTATAATACACATTTTACTCTCGATAGCTTTAAAGTTATTAGAGTGTTGATTATAAATTATACACGTAATTTATAATCTAAAATTGGAGAAAAAAGAGTACATTTCATAAAACATTCCTCTAAGCGCTCCAGTAATAGCGTCTTTAATAAATCTAATTATTACTGATTCCCCTTTTCTAATTATTCCGGATTCTCTATTTTCAGATAGTGGTGGACTTTCAAATTTTTGTCGTTGGCTTGTTTGGTAATTTGTAACAGGTATTCTATACGATGGTTGATGATTTGTAGTTTTTAAAGCGCGGTCAATTTCTCTTTTACAAGAATACTTCTCTCTACAATCATCACATTCTGTATCATTTAAATCATAATTTTTAGAACTTCCCCAGCATAGAGGTCTATCTGGGGAATCCTCTTTTAAGTTATCTTCGTAACCCATGAGTTACCTCCTTTTGTTAGTGGCTAGTTTTTAGGGGTTTGTATAAGGTCCTTATACCTATAATTGTCAATTTTTTGCCCATCTTGACCTTATATACGTTGGGGTCGTAGTATCATACTAATATCACAGGAGAGGTATAGTCTATGCATACTGGCACTATTATAGATTTTTATGATGATCCTAATGGAAGTATTTTAAAGCAAAAATTACCTTTTGAATCTGTACCTCTCTTTATTAAAGAGGCACAATTTCTTAATGAAGATAAGCGAGATCAGTTACCTAATGATGTATTTGCATTAGTTGCAGTAGACCAAGGAAAAGAAATTCGTAAATTTGCCTGTACGGATAAAGGCAATACTGCTATTAATGTTATTTATTTTTTAGAAACTAATCATAAGCTACCTGAGGAAGCACAAAAAACTGCAGCAGCAAATCTAATTTGTGCATGTCATTGGTATGATATAGCCCCCCCTTCTCAATTAAAAAAACTAGCATCATTAGAAAGTTTAGCTGTATCAGCTATAAAAAACCCTACGAAAATTTTAAATGCGGGAATGCATGGAACGTATATGAAAGATCAAATAGAAAAGGGTGTAAATAGACATCGTGCTATGATTCCAAAACTCAGTGATCTTTCTGCTACTGAAATTATGCCGAATCAGAGTAATAAACTTGAAAGTGGAGAAAAAATAGCTGAAGTTTTTCAATCTTATGTGGATATTACTGGAAAAACGGCACCTTTACGAGTTGAAAAGTTAGCGTCTAAAAGGTTTTGTTTAGGGCAGCAGTTTCCAGTGGATTCTTATGATGAAGTAAAATTAGCTTCTCAATGGTTTTTTGAAAATGGGGACACACTTCATCCTGAAGATAGAAAAACTTATTGTACTAATTTAGTTTCTAGAGCTGAGGAATTAATAGTTGACTTAAACCCTAAAATACATAAATATGCGAGTAATACATATGCTTCTAATGATGAATTGGAAGCTGCAGTATGTACAAGAATGCAATTCTGGACAGAAGATTCCCCAGAACGAGATTTACTTAAAAGTTTAATGGAGAAAAGGGCTGAAATCTCTCCGGAAATATTTTGCGAGGCTTTACAACAAATAGACGAAGTGACAGGTCTGCACTATCATTGGGATAGTGCAGTTTGTGATCCATGGTATTCAACTTATGGGGTTATTAAGGAAGCTGGAACAGACTGGACATTTGAATATTGTGGAGACCGAGTTGATGAAGACATGCTTAAATGTCTTTCACATAAGGGCTATAACAAATTAAAAAGCAAATTTGGTTGTGAATTAACAGATGAATTTATGAAGAAACCTAGAGAAACTTTTGAATCTCTTCCATTAGACTCAAAACGCATTATTATGCATATGGCTAATGATCCTCAACCTTAATTAGGAGAACGTAGTAAAATGGCAAAACAGAGTAAATCTTTTGGTTCAGAAAGGGCATTTCGCGCTCATTTTTCTTATGCACATGGTACAAATAAAGAAGTAGCCGATCTCAGGAGGGATGTTGAGGAGGGGTTTCAAAATAATGAAGCTAGAGCAAGCTTTCCTCATTTAGATTGGTTAGATGTAAGTAGTGGAGTAGTAAAAGCTGTAGGTGGGGATATTACATTAATGGGTAGAAATTTGTTACAGAGCCAAACGTTTGATACTAAGACTTTTGGAACAGGTGCAGCCGCGGTAGCAGTTACATGTCAAAAACCTGGGGATAGTGGTTTAAGCTGTAAAATTGTTCAAGGTGCTACTCTAGCTGCAGTTCTTTCTCGTAGTGGTGTAGGGTCCAGTCTTTCAATTTCAGGTTCCACTGTGACTCTTACAACTACAAGTACTCTTTATAGTACTAACGATATTGGCACCAGTATTGTTATTGCTGGAGCTACAACTCCAGCAAATAATGGCACTTTTCCAATTGTAGCTGGTGGTAGCGCAACTACTGTAAAATTTACGAATGCTGCGGGTGTTACAGAAGCTTTTACAGGAACATGGGAAATTGGCGGGTCTAATCTATTAACAGTTACTTTAGCAACTGCTGGAAACACTGCTACTGAAGTTACTGCACAAATTAATGGTGCGCTTTCCTGTATTGGTGTTATTTTTGCGGTAGCAGGTGGAGCTGGTTCAGGTACTGTTTTAGTAGCTTCACAAGCAAATCTTGTTGGGGGAGCTGGACTATACGCAGGTAATAAAGTATGGGTTTCTGGAATAGAAGCACTTCCTAAACAAGCTGCAAGTCAATGGACAAATACCTCTATTATTGTAACAGTACCTGCACTTACTAGTAGAGCAACTTTAGACACAGTTAATATTACGGTATCTTCAAATGGTATTTATTCAGAATCTCTTAGCGCTGTATTGCTCACGTAATACGTGTGTTTAATCATGAAGAAACATTATTGTCCATTCTGGAAAAGATTGGACAAACTGTAGATTCTTCTATTGCACCTTCTGCAATAGAAGATGCTACTTCTAATGCTGACCATAAAGAAACTAAAGCCCCTCCGGATCCTAAATTACCTGGTGGGTCTTTAAGTGTTCTGGCTCCTATAACCAAGAAAAACTTATATGTCCATCATGATACTCATCCTATTGTATTTGATATTGCTTTACTGGCTAAATACGATTTAGATTGGATACTTTGGGAACCTCAAACTCTTTGGCACGAAATAAAGGGTGATTTTAGAGTTCCGTCTATCAGTGATCATACATGTGCTAAGATTCAGGCACTTAGAACCTTGCATATCAATGAATGGTTTTGGACAAAATGGGAGGTTTTTTGTTGGATTACTCAGGCATTAAATAACAATATTCCAGATTTTGTAGCGCTGCAAAAACCTTCAATAGCTCAGTTATTTAATGCAGTTGAGATATCCGATATGGTGCGTTCAGGAGAGGAGTTCTCTCCTGAAGTACAGCACTGGGTAGCTGCTTGTATGGTAGATGAGGGAGTATTTTATGCTCCTAAACCTATATCATTTTGTCAAGAACCTCTTATCCAAGTTCTTAAAGATTCTAAAATAGAAAACGGGGAGGCTATTATAGCAGCCGTACAGAATAGATATCGTGAAATCATTAAGATACCTAAAGAAGACTGGGCAAAATATCCGACGTCTATTTTTACAGAGACGACTGCAGATATTCAAACTGCAAAATTGAAAGTAGCTAATGATTATCTGATTCTAAGACAAGAACAACTAAAAGATCAATTAAGGTTACTTGTATGACACATATTTCTTCACGACAAATGCTAGCTTTTGCTGATGAGCTTAGTAAAACTGCAGCAGTTCCAAAATTTTTAGGCACAATGGGTAAGTACATTTCAAATATTCCAAAAAGCTATGGTGGGCAACTCATGCTAGGTGCGGGTTTAGGTGGTACTGCTAATGTGGCTAGGCATGCTATAACAGACCCTCAAGATATTCAAAGTGATACTGGCAGTAATTTTTTTCACGGGGCCCTTGCAGGAAGTTCTTTAGCAGGGGGTAGAATTTTAGCAACAAAAGCTGGCCGAGAAGCTGTGAAAAGAACTGGTAGTAAATTTCTACAGCGAGAAAGATACGGATTAACTGGTCAAGGTTTAGGAGATGATCCATTAACTAAAGCTAGGGAACTAGGTATTTTATCAAATCAGCCAACAGCGCAAACAATGTTTAAGATGGATCCCCATCAGCTTACTTCTGAGCAAGCTGATCAACTGGCTTCTAAAGTAAAAAAATGGGTGGTTACTAATCCAATACAAGAAGACGCTTTTAATAAGGGGTATCTAAATGCTCCAGGAGCACTATATGGGTTAATGTCCCATCCAATAGATACTATCCGGTCTGGTTGGAGGAGAGGCGGAGCTTTAGGAAAATTACTTACGGTAGGGGGGGTTGCTGGGGGTATTAAAGGGGTAGTAGAGACTCCAGAAGAAGAGGGACCTGGACGGTTAGAGAAAGGGTTAGGAGGAGCTGCTTCTGCTCTTGGTTGGGCTGCAGCTCCTCCTATGTGGGTTGGGGGGGCATTAATGGGAAGTGGGATAGGTAGATTAGGTAGTTCAGTAGGTAAAACAATAGATACTGCAAGTAATAAATTAAGGGCTCGTGGACGTGTAATACCAGCAGAGGAATAGTATGTCTGATATTGGAATGATTGGTGCGCAGAGTGCTCTTAGGTTTTCTCCCTTACGTGGAAGAATTAGTGGTTCAAATGAATTTGGTCTTCAGTATCCAAGTCCATTTTTTGATATAGCTCACACGTACTTGCCTGCCACTGTAAAGATGATGTTCCGATGGTGCAGGTATTATTTTTTAGTTAACCCTTTAATTAATGCTGTAGTATTCAAAATGTCTGAATATCCAATTACGGATGTTTTGTTCGACACAGAAAGACCAGAATTAAAAGATTTATGGGGTAATTTCCTTTTAGATCATTTACGTTATAGAGCTTTTCAAGTTGAAGTTGGATTAGATTACCATGTTTATGGTAATGCACTTATAAGTATTTTTTATCCGTTTATTAAACTTCTAGAATGCCCTCAGTGTAAGAAAAAACAATTTGCTAAGGATGCAGATTATAGGTTTCAAAATTTTCAATTCATTATAGCTTGTCGTTACTGTAGTCATCATGGGCCAGCTAAAGTTCATGATCATTATATTAAAGCTCCCAATGGTATTCGGCTTCTACGTTGGAATCCAGAAGATGTCGATATTCGGTATAATGAAATTACTGGAGATTATGAATATTATTACGAAATTCCTACCACACTTAAAAATGATGTGATTATAGGTAAAAAATCTACAGTTGAAACTATTCCCCAATTGTTTATAGAATCTATGCGTCAACGAAAGGCAGTAGTCTTTTCAAAAAATAATATTTATCATTTTAAACGACCCACTCTTGCTGGAAAAGATAGGGGTTGGGGAACACCCATGATCCTTCCAGTTCTAAAAAATACTTTCTATCTTCAGATTATGCGAAAGGCTCAAGAGTCTATATGTTTGGAACATATTGTTCCATTAAGGATTTTATTTCCACAATCGGGTTCAGCAAGTTCAGATCCATATAGTTCTGTAAATCTTTTAAGTTGGAGAGATCAAGTAGCTTCTGAAATAAAGCGTTGGAGAGCGGATTGTATTACTCCAGAATCCTATGTTGAAACAATAGATGGTATTCGTCAGGCTAAATATATTACAGAGGGGGATTTACTTAAAAATAAACTAGGTGAATTTTGTAAAGTAATTAAAAAATGGGAGCGCCCTCTTCGTGAAAATGAGCGGGTTTATAAATTAAAGATAGATGGCTTAGCCGCGGTACAGACTATTTATTCTGAAAATCATCCTATATGGTCTATTGCAAAATCTAGTGAGGACAAAGTCATAAATAAGCCTGAGTTTATAGAAGTTAAGGATTTAAAATGTGGGGATTATGTAGGCTACCCAGTATATGAAAGGTTACTTAACCAAGTTCCAATTATCAACACGAGTAATTTAGGAGCGTATACCGATTTAGCGTTTAGTATAGGTACATTCGAAAAAGTAATACCCAGAAACATTAAACTTGCAGATGAAGAATTTTTATTTAAATTTTTAAGGGCACTCGTTGATGTAATTGGTGAAATAAAAGTCTCCGAAGTAAACTTTTATACGCGTAATATAAATTTAGCTGAGGATATCCGTCAAATTCTTTTATCTCTCGGTATCGTTCCAGAGTTAAATTTTTACGAATTTGAAACCTTGGATGCGTTACGTTATTATACTATTAAAATTTCAGGCTCTTACACACAATTCTTAAAATTCAAATGGGGTAAATGTAGTTCTCCGGAAATTCTAAACTCCGCATTAGGTGAATTTAAAGATGGTTATTTTTGGTATCGTATTTCTGGAAAATACGATGCTACTACTGAAACTGTTATTGGCTTTGAGATGGACGGGGATAGTACGTTTTGTACATGGGGGGTAGCTACTCATAATAGTAATTATATTCCTATCCTACCTTTACCTATAGGGAATCAGACTATAGGTGGAGATGGTCGAGCTCTTATGCTGAATCAGGAAATTAGATTAGAATCAGAGCAGATTATAGCAGGTATGGGAGTACCTGTTGAATTGATTTTTGGAGGGCTTAGTTTTTCTGCGAGTAATGTATCTCTTAGAATGTTAGAAAATACTTTCCTAGGGTATCTTCAGGATCATAAATCTTTACTTAAATGGATAATTAAAAATACCGCGGCATATCTAGGTTGGTCACAAGTTAGAACTAGATTTAAGCCCTTTAAAATGGCTGATGATCTACAAAGAAAGGCGTATCTATTTCAACTTAATCAAGCTAAAAAGTTATCGGATGAATCTTTACTTGCAGATGCTGAATTTGATTCTGAGAAAGAAGACCAAATTATGGAGAGGGAGGCTACTCGTAGAGCGGGTGCGATTAAAAAACAACAATTATTAGAGGCAGAAATTCAAGGAGAATCTCAATGGGTGACTATGAAATGGCAGCAGAAGGCTCAGTCTCAACAGATGAAAGAACAGATGGCAATTCAGGGGGAGATGGCCAAAGATCAAATGGCCTTTCAGGGACAAATGCAACAAAGTATGGGGCAAGGAGGGGAAGTTCCTCCATCGCAACTAGAATTGCAAGTTCAGGGGAGACATCCAGAACTTTTACAGATGCCGAATCCTGTACAGTCCCCGCTTACCTTGCGCTCCGTACAGCCTATCCCTTTAACGTCTACTGGGGAGGATTTCCTAGGTAAAACAAACGTAGACCTTCTTCTTATGGGTAGGCAACTAGCAGATAGGTTTAGTGGTTTAGACGCTATGACAAAGCCGCAAGCTTTAGCAGAATTAAAGCAACGAAATCCAGAACTTCATGATGTTGTTTTGGGGCTAATGATGAGTGGGTCACAGGGACCCACTCAAGCCAGTACCGATTCGGCTAGACCTCTGCCGGAGCAGAAGCCAGCACGAAGGGGCCCGGAATCGTCACTTATTTGATTACAAATAAAATCCTACTTCATCGATAATTTAATATGTCTTCACCTCTTTTTATATTTCCTTCTCCAAAGCCTTCAGCAATACAAAATGGGCATATTAGTGCTTCATTTTGTGAATTAATTATGGGTATAAATAATCCATATTTGTCAAAATAACCCAACCTTACTCTATATGCCCATTTAGAATCATAAAAAGATCTCCCACAAAGATCACATCCTAAAGGGCTATTTTTTCCCCACTTTAAACCATGCATTTTATCGATAAAACAAGATGCGTGATATGAAGTGGCTATAGATTGAGCTAATATTCCAGCATCTCCACAAGCCCAATCTGCTAAGAATTTAAAAAAACGTGGGTCTTTTCGCATAGGGGCTAATTGTCCAGACTCGAGAAAGACTAATTCTCGGTCCTCTGTCTCGTTTAATGGTTCTAAACAAAACATACACGGACTCATTACGCTCTCCTTATGTTTAATAGTCCATTAGCAACCTCCGTTAAGAAGGTTGCTAATAGAGTAAAGAGAAATAAAGGGAGGATTTATTTCTCTTCTTGCTTTGTTTCTTTTTCTTCTAATTCTTCGTCTTCAATTGAGGACAAACAGTCCTCAATTAGCTTCAAAAATTCTTCTAAAGAACTCATTCTTTTCTCCTTAGTTAAAAAAATTTTAATTAAAGCTACATAGCTTTAATTTCTCTACTATTCTTATACCCATTTTCGGCTGTTAATTTTAATACCTATCTGATAGCCTAAAACAGAATACATATTGAGGAGATATCTATGGCGCGTCTCTCTCCCGAAGAGGGGTTTAAGCTTCTCGAAGACGGGGTAACTAGCACAATTAGTAAGCTTTTTCCGATCATTGGGAAAAAAAATATAATGGAATTACAAGATATTCAAGTTAAAGATGACTTGGATATTGATGATATTCGTTCTCAAAAAACAGCTAAATTAAATGGAAGAAGTTGGTCAGTACCTGTAGAAGCTACTATTGCTTTAAAAGATAAAGAAACAGGTAATATAATCAATCAACAAAAGATTCGTTTAATGAGCTTGCCTAAAATAACAAGACGGTATTCTCATATTGTTGATGGTAATGAATATCAAATAGATAACCAATGGCAATTAAAATCAGGTGTATATGCTCGAATTAAAGATAATGGAGAGTTGGAATCTAGATTTAATTTAGCTAAAGGAAAGGGATTTAATTTAGAATTTGATCCTAAAACTCGTAAATTTACTATGGGCTACGGTTCTTCAAATATTCCTTTGAAACCACTCTTAATGGAATTAGGAATACCCACTACAGAAATAGAGACTAAATGGGGAAAAGAAATAACTGATGCAAACCACTTTAGTTCTTCTTTAGCATTGGATAAATTCTATAAAGCAGCAACCGGAAATAAAGCAGAAGATACTACCCAAGCTAAACAATATCTTATGGATACACTTGAAGCTACCGTGCTTAGTCCAGAAACAACAAGGATTACTTTAGGTAAGGAATATAAAAAAGTAACCGGCCAATCGTTATTAGATGCGGCTACTAAACTTTTACATATTTCTCAAGGAAAGGTACCTCCAGATACAAGAGACGCTTTAATGTTTAAAAATCTTCGTTCTACAGAAGATTTTATAACTGATCGTCTTCAGAAACACTCTAAAGAGATACTTCGTAAATTACAGAATGGCGTAGATAGGAAAATAGAAGTTAGAGATATTATAGGTCCTGATGTTTTCCAAAAACCTATTCGTACTATGTTCTATACTTCGCTATCTAATTTACCAGAGCAAACAAATCCATTAGAGATGATTTCTGGTCAAATGAAAACAACAATTACAGGAGAAGGGGGTATTAAAAGTGAACATCAAATTACAGAAGAGGCGAAACTAATAGACCCATCTCATCTTGGGTTTTTAGATGCTATTCATACTAGTGAAGGAGCTACTACAGGAGTTACTCTTCATCTTCCAATTGGGGTTCAAAAAAAGGGTCAAGATGTATACATAAAAATGTATAATCTTAAAACTGAAAAAATTGAAGATGTAAATCCTGAAATGGTTATGAAATCCAAAGTGGTTCTTCCTGATCAAGTTCAGTGGAAAAACGGAAAACCTATACCTATCCATAATAAAATAAAAATAAGTGCTGTAGGTAATGACATCGTAGAAGGTTCAATTAAAGACGCTCATTATGTTATGCGTGATCCTATTCAAATGTTTTCTATGGCGTCTAATCTTATTCCATTCATGGGTGCAGACCATCCTCTTAGAAGCACTATGGCTGGTCGTCATATGGAACAGGCAATATCTCTAGCTCATAGAGAAGCCCCCTTAGTACAGAGTGTGGCAGGAAATAAAACGTTTTCTGAATTAATGGGTACTTTCGCAGGGCACGTATCTAAAATTGATGGTGAAGTAGTAAATATTGGTAAAGATTTTATATTAGTAAAGGATGATCAAGGGAAAAAAATAGAACATCAACTCTATGATCATTTTCCGCTTAATTCTGATAAAGCTTTTTTACATTCTACCCCATTAGTAAAAATAGGTGACAAAGTTGTAAAGGGCCAAGCTATAGCGGATTCTAATTTTACAAAGAATGGTGTATTAGCATTAGGTACTAACCTTTATGTCGGTTACTTACCTTATAAAGGATACAATTTTGATGATGGTGTTGTAATTTCAGAAGCTGCAGCAAAGAAATTATCTAGTGAGCATTTATATAGAAAAACAATAGAAACTGATTCGTCTCTTATTTTAAATAAGGGTAAATTTCAGGCTTATGTTCCCCATATTTTAACTCGAGAACAATCTGCAAAATTAGATGACGACGGTGTTATAAAACTGGGTACTACTGTTGTACCAGGGGATACTATTATTGCAGCTCTTAGAGAACAACAAAATCGAGCAGAAGATAAAGAATTAGCTAAATTACATAAGTCTTTAGTTCGACCTTATCGAAATGTTAGTGAACGTTGGGATGCTGATTACCCAGGAGTAGTAACAGAAGTTATAAAGCATGGAAAAGAAACTACTGTTCATATAAAAACATTAGAACCTATGGAGATAGGGGATAAGTTATCTGGAACTCATGGTAATAAAGGGATCGTATGTAAAATATTGACTGATGCAGAAATGCCGCATACTAAAGGCGGTAAAGTATTAGATGTCTTAATGAATGCTACTACAATTCCGGGTAGAGTAAATTTAGGACAGGTACTAGAAACAGCGGCTGGAAAGATTGCTGAAAAAACAGGTAAACCTTTTCTAATTAAGAATTTTGATCCCTCTATTCCAGATTTACATGCTTATATAACTGAAGAACTTAAGAAGCATGGGATATCTGATAAAGAAGAGGTTATAGACCCCATTACTGGAAAAGTAATGGGAAATGTTTTAGTGGGGCCTCAAAATATTATAAAACTTAAACATCAAGTGGATAAGAAATTGACATATCGAGCTGGAGGGCCCGGATATGTTTATGATATGAACTTAATTCCTAAACGTGGAACTCATCAAGGGGGGCAAGCACTAGATACTCTCGGACTTTATTCGATGCTTGCACATGGAGCAAAAGAAAATTTAAGAGAGTTTCAAACAATTCGATCTGATTCTCAGCAATCAGATGCTTTCTGGACTGCACTACAATCTGGGGAACCTTTACCAGCACCTCGACCTACTTTCGCTTATCAAAAGTTTATAAGTTACCTTAATGCTATGGGGGTTAATGCTAAGAAAGAGGGCAATAATCTTCAGCTTATTCCGTTTACCGATAAGAATGTTCTGGAAATGAGTAACGGGGTTATAAAGGATCCAGGACGCATGGTACGAGCTAAGGATTTAAAAGAAGAAAAGGACGGCCTCTTCGATATTAAAACAACTGGGGGGATTAGTGGCACAAAATGGTCACATATGAATCTTCCTTATGCTATGCCTAATCCCCTCTTTGAAAAATCTATTCAGTGTCTTACTGGTTTAAGTACAGTCGATTACGAAAATATAATGTCTGGAAAGTCTTCAATAAATCCCCATATTAGTGGTTTAAGTTCAGATACCGATAAGTATTTAACTTCTGGTAAGGCTATAGACCACTTACTTGGAAATATAGATATCTCTAAAGAATTAGAAGCGGCTAAAAAACAGATAGAAAAACCCGGTTTAAAAGGAAATCGTTTAGATCAAATTAATAAAAAGATTAGATATTTAGCTGCTTTAACTAATGCTGGGTTATCAGCAAAAGATGCATATATGATGAAGTATATTCCAGTACTCCCTCCTATAATGCGTCCTTTATCTCATAGACCTAATGGGGATATTAATTTTGATGATCTAAATCAAATGTATAAGGGCATTGGATTATCGATAAGTAGATTAAATTCCCTTTCTCCACTTATGCCTGAAAGTGAGAAACACGAGATTAAAGCTGAAATATATGATGGTCTAAGGTCTCTAATAGGGCTCGGTGGAACAATGAATAGGGATTTTAGGGGGGTCTTGGATATCATTCAAGGTAAAATGCCCGTTAGAGAAGGTGCAAAAGGAACTGGGGAAAAGACGGGCTCTCCTAAAGCAGGTTATTTTCAAAGTAAACTTGTTAACCGCCGGCAAGATTTATCTATGCGGTCAACAATTGTTCCAGAACCGTCAATGGGTCTAGATGAGGTAGGTATCCCACGGCAAGCGGCATTAGAAATCTATAAGCCCTTTATTATTCGTGAACTAAGAAACTTAACGGGCGTATCCCCATTAGAAGCACAAAAGCAAGTTAAAGAAGGTGGGGGTTTAGTTCAAAAAGCTCTTGAACGAGTAATAGAAAATAGACCTCTACTTTTGAAAAGAGATCCAGTACTTCATAAGTACGGTATACAAGCATTTAAACCAAGAATAGTATACGGTAAAGCTGTTCAAATTCATCCCTTGGTTACTGCTGGCTTTGGAGCTGATTTCGATGGTAACTGTATCATAAATAGCTCCAAAGTTTATATTAAATATGGCATAAGAGACTCACACAAGGAGAAACTTATGCCGTTTACTACGAAATCAAAATTAACTGTTAATGACGGAATTATTGTAGAATTAGAAATCGGAGATTTTCCAAGAGAAGATAAGCCATATAAAAAAGATAAAAATGGGGCGGATATTTATAGAGTTCCTGAAGGTATTCAAGTTTTATCTTATGATCATCTTGCGGGAGAATCTACGTATCAAGAGGTTACTGAATTAACAATAGAAGAAAATTGTGAGACAGTAGAGATTTTTTATTCTAATGATTATGAAGTAACTGCGTCTACAAATGAGAGTTTATGTATTTATAACCATGAAACCGGACAATTACGAAAAGCTAAACCTTCTGAATCTATCGGTGCTTTAAGTCCTGTTGTTTCACCACCTGAGTATATTGATGGACTATTTAATAAACAAGTAGGCTGGGCAATAGGTTTATTTGCTTCTGATGGATTTTTACTTGATTACCCTACGATAGGAATATGCAAAGTCAATCAGAATATACGAGACTATTTTTATCTTGCTCTACAAAATATGGGGGGCGTCTCTGGTAGATATACATATTCTCGTGAAAAGAGGTGCCCTAAGGATTTATCTGACAAATCTATTAAAGACCATATAACCGTTTCGACTAAGTTATATGAATTCTTTTCCCAATGTTATGACCCTTCGTATATCAATTATTTAAAAGGGGGGGATAGTAACATAATGCCTGATGATTATTCTTTTAGATCGTGCCTTTTAAAACGGTTACCAGATAATATGGGTAACTATTCTAAAGAAGCGCTATTAGGAGTTTTGTCAGGTTTATTGTGCGGAGATGGATCGTTATCTTTATCTCATGCCAAGACTAGACCGCAACTTATGGCTTCTTTTAATACTAGTTCTAAAGGACTAAAAGAAGATATAAAACAATTGTGTTTTTTACTTGGTATACGTTGTAGTGTTTCTGAAACTCCTCCAGCACCTAATAGAGTACAAAAAAGAGTCAACTATACTATTAATTTTAGTACTGTGGATATTTACAGTTTACTTCCAAAGTTACTTATTATTGGCTATGACGAATTTATGTCACAGTATACGAATTATCCCCCAACTAAAGATGATCGAGATGTAGTTCCTATTCCGTTCAGTATAATAGACAAATTTTCTAGTAAATTACATCTTATGTATAATGATCACCCTACTGTTGTTAGGTCTCTTGCTAATAGAAAAAGTAAAGAAAAAGCTGTTGGATTTAGAGTATCTAGAGATACCGCATTTTTAATGTTGCCGTATCTTAATTTGAATAATGAAATAGACGCTTATTGGAAAAATTTAGTTCTATCCCCCATTAAATGGGTTACAATTCAAAAACTAGGAAAAGTAACTAGACAAACCGTTTCGGATCTAGTTATTCCTACCACAAAAGTTTTTTCTGTTAATAATGGGCTTATAGTTTGGGATACCATGTCTGCATTTGTCCCTATATCACCAGAGGCGGTAGTAGAAGCTCGTCATATGTACCCTTCCAGTAATATTTTTAGCCCCTCATCTGGGACAGTTATGTATACTCCCACCAATGAGGCTCAACTAGGTTTATATGGAATGGCTAAAATAGGCCTTAAAACTAATAAGGCTTTTTCTACCTTAGCCGATATGGAGTCTGCTTTACGAAAAGGGGAAATTGATTATACACATCAAATTAAAGTAGGTGGCGTGTCCTCTACAGCAGGACGTTTTTTAATAGCAAAAGCTTTTCCCGAATCTATGAGAGAAGAGATAATAAAAAGTGACGAGCCCCTCAATAAAAATAGGCAAATAGATCTTCTGACTCAAATAGGTAAAAATCATAAAAAAGAATACGGGGATGTTGCTAATAAGTTAAAAGACCTGGGAAATGCGTGGTCTACTTCTACAGGTTTTAGTCTTGGAATGGAAGATATAAAACCCGATAAAGTTATGAGAGATCAATTATTGGCTAAAGCAGATTTAGCAGTTTCAGAACTTAAGGGAAAAGATAAGGATCTTAAAGCTATTCAAATTTATGCCAAAGTTACTCAAGAATTAAATAGGCATATAGAGGGTATGTCAGAATCTAAGAGTAATCTTATTACAATGTCTAGAGCAGGTATAAAACCCAGTACAGAGATTGTAAGGCAAATAAAGATAGCTCCAATGCTTATGATTAATGCTAAAGGTGAAACAATAGCTACTCCAGTTAGAAGATCCTTTTCTGAAGGTTTAGATTTTGCAGATTATTGGACATCCATGTCGGGGGCTAGAAAGGGGGTTATTCAAAAGGTACAGCAAGTTCGAGAACCTGGATATATGTCTAAAATGGTAATGAACTCTGTTATGAATAATCTGATTGTGGATAATGACTGTGGAACTGACCGAGGAATAACATTATCAATTGATGAAAAGGACATTTTAGATAGGTATTTAGCTGCCGATGTTAAAATAGGTAAAGATACAATTAAAGCAGGTACTTTAATTACATCAGAAGTTAAGAATACTTTACGAAATAATAAAGTTGGTAAGATTATGGTTCGTTCTCCATTACGTTGTAACCACGGTCCTGGTGTATGCCAAAAATGCCATGGATTAAGTGAGAATGGTGTATTACCTGATATTGGGACTAATGTAGGAGTACTAGCAGGGCAAGCTTTAGGAGAAAGGTCTACTCAATTAGCGATGCGTGGCTTCCATTCAGGGGGGTCTGCGTCTTCTAAAGAAGTATTAGCTGATGAATTTGATCGAGTTAAAGCCCTTTTAATGTTTCCTCAAATTCTTCCTGGTTCTGCTTCATTAAGTACAGTTTCTGGTAAGATAGAGAAAATGGATAAAGACCCTGCAGGTGGACATAACGTATTCATTGGAGGAAAGCGTCACTACGTTCCTAATAACTTAGGAATACCACAACAAAATGGGGTATCTTTAAAAATAGGTGATGAAATTAAAAAGGGGTCACCTATTTCTAATGGCCCTATTAATCCTCATGAAATGTTACCTCTTACAGGTATGGAACCAGTACAAGGGTATTTAGCTAATGCCTTACACGAACTGTATGGTCATACAGGTGTTCGTCGTAGGAATACTGAAATTGTTATAAAAGCTTTAACGAATCTTACAAAAATAGACGACCCTGGTGATCATAAAGGCTTTATTCGAGGTGATTTTGCACCGCTATCTCATGTTACCAGTTTTAATAAAAAACTTCCTAAAGATGGTAGGCCGATAGTACATCAACCTATTTTAAAGGGGGTTAATGTCCTACCTTTAGATATGCAAGAAGATTGGATGGCTAGATTAAATCACCAGAATCTTTCCAAAACTATTATAGAAGCTGCTCAACAAGGGTGGACTTCTAAACTACATGGCGCCCACCCAATTCCACCTGTAGTGTACGGAGCGGAAATGGGCAAAGGCAAACCTGGAGAATATTAAAAATGAATAATTTAAATATTGTTGAATCTGCTTTCTTTGATGAATTATCTCAAATAAATAAGGAAGCTTCAAAAGTAGGAATAGTGGCCAGGGGTCTAAAATATTTAGGGGGTGGTTTAAAAGGTTGGGGTAATGTTCTTCAAGGTAACACTAGACCTGGAAAATTTATAGATAACATAAAAGAGGTATACAATAGAGGTGCTACGAGAGCTATTAAAGGTGGAGCTGAAGGAGCACAACAGGGCGCATGGGGAGGAATTAAATCTGTAGCTAAATCTAGATATGGTCAAATGGCTGCGGTACCCGCTATAGGAGCGGCAGGATTATACGCAGGTAATAAGCTTTTAAATTCTACTAATCAATCACAAGGTTATTAAATGCCGTCGTCTTTTAGTAATTCTCCTACTAAAGTTGGAACTGTAGCAGCTAGAATAGAATCGGGAGTTATATCTGATGTAAATCCTCGTAATATGACAGTTAGCTGGGTTTCCCAATATACTGGAAGACAGATTACCGATATTCAAATAATGTCTCCCTATTTTCATTATAATAACGGGGAGGGCTTTACTTGTATTCCTGAGATTGGAGCAATCTGCGTTGTTTGTTTCCCCTCAGATGAAGACTCTCCATTTATTATGGGATTTTTGAGTGCTCCAGAAATGGAGGGTGCAGAAGTTAGTAAGTTTCTAGAAGATAAATTACAAGATTACGAGGTAGAGACAGAAGAAGATATTCCGGTTAGTAAAACTACTAACTCTGGAGGTTCTACAGTATCGGGTGATAATCCATCAGATGCTAGTTATCGTGGTGGTAGACCTATTCTTAATCCGGGTGATATGTATTGGCAGGGAAGAGACGAGAATTTCATTATTTTACGACGGGGTGGGATATTACAAATAGGCGCTACTAATATTTGTCAGCGGGTTTATATCCCCATAACTAATTTTATTCGTGATTTCTGTGAAAATTATGAACTTAATTCTGCTTCTGGTACTTTAAGTTGGAATGTACAAAGACAAGAAAATAACCCTTCTGGTAATGCAGCTACTGAATTTGTACTTATAGCAAGACAATTTGCTCAAGATAAAAAAGCTTCTATTAGACTTAGTATAGGGTCTTTAGATAACTCTGAGAAACCTCCTAACGGGGATAAAACATTTGTCGAAATAGTTATAGCTCCTCAAGCAATTAGTTCTGAAGATGGACAAGTATCTGGTAGCCCTAAATACGTATTACGTATAGATAAAGCTGGTAACAGTTATCAACTACAGGCGGGAACTTTGACTAATGAAGTAGAAGGAGACTATAAGTTATCTGTAACTGATAGTAGGGATACTGCTATTGGCGGAGACGATACATTAACTATTTCAGGTAAATCAAATACTAAAATAACAGGAGATCATGTACTTCAAGGAGTATCTAGTAAAGAGATATGGGATGCTACGAAGGTAATTACTGCGGCAATATTGAGGCTCGGAAATGAGTCAGCTTCCGAGCCGGCTGTTCTCGGGGTAAAATTAATATCATGGTTAACTTCTCATACTCATCCAGTAGTTGGGGCTTTAGCTGGACCTCCAACTCAAGGTCCAGCAACTGTTAATTTAGTTAGTAAGACGGTATTTATTAATAAGTAAGGATGGTATAAAATGGATCTTTTTTTAGATAAGAAACTAGTCTTTGAAAAAATGGGCCAAGAGGCACTTATGTCAGAAGACGCTAATATTTGGCCTCAGCAGATATTAGAGCAACTTTATAAACAAGTTTCGTATACTAGTGATTACTCGCCTAAAATTGTACTGGACACTATAGATGTTGATCGAAGATATGCTTTAGGACGAATAGAACTTCATAATAAACTAGCTATAAATCCTAGAGATGATTCTACCCCCCCAGAACTTCTTGGACGAGATAAAGTAGTTATTCCTGTCATTATTAAAGAAGGAAAGCTCCTTCCATTAGATCTACTTCTTAGTAATGGAGAAGTAGAACCTTTGACTGAAGAACGTCTTAGAGTAGGGTTATTCAGTCCTACCATGTTTGATAGTATTAGAAAGCGTCCTGGAGACCTTTCTATGGTGGAACAACTTTACCCCCCTACTAGACAGTATGGTGGAGCTAGGGGACCGCTTATAAGTGATATTGGAGGCGGTGGGGTAGATAAGGTATCCAGTACTCAACCTGAATTTTTATTAGACGCTATCATTCCTACTATCAAAAAAGCACATTTAGAAGAAGTAGTGAATAGTCTTAATGAAGATATTAGTCTTAGAACCGCTTTATTGACAAATGATGCTGTAACCCCTTTTCTCTCTAAACTTGCAGAAATTGAAGATAAAAACCCCACTTCTTATCTTAAAAAAGTAGCTGAGTCTATAAAACCTACAGTAATTCAGGTAAGCAAGGTAGACAATGGGTTTTTGATAAAGACTGCTAATCCTAATGTATTAGCTCCTACTTCAGATGTTGTATCTAGGCCTGAAGCAGTAAACACTTTAGGAGGAGATCTAATTTCTAAAGTAGAAACTGGCGGTACTTCTACGATAACTACACAACCAGCTATTAAAGACACTTTAGTAGATTTAGAAATTAAAGTAATAGATTCTTTTGGTCTATATAAAGTTAAAACAATAGGGGATAACCGTGAACTTGTAGGATGGGTATTTCCTTCTGTAATAGCGTTTACTGGAGAAGTTTTACCCCTAGCAATTTTTAGTAACGGTAGTGAATCATCAATGCAGGAAGCTATTGCAGGAATACCGTTAGCTAAACAAACAGACATCATAGATGCTATTCCTGAAGGTATGGGTAGTTTTTATTACCCATCTAATAGTGGTGCTGTAGCTTTAATTCCTATAGAGATCAAGTCTGAGATGGAAACTCCAAATGGAATAGGATATATGTCAGACACAATTCTTGGGGAACATTGTGTCATAACTAAAGTACCTGGATTAAAAGAGGTATCTGTTATAGGAGAGAAGCATTACGGTATTCCAGAAGATTGCGGATTTCTATCATTTTCATTACAGAAGATAACTGAACTCGCTGCTAATCCAGAAGAGTTTTTAAAGACTGCAGAAGCTAAAGTACTTTCTACTGCAGTAAGAATTATTACTGACGGTACGTGTTATTCATTTTCAGGTGCAGAAATAGATAAGCTGGCTGGGATTATGGATACCCAGTTTCTTGATAAGGATAACACTATTTTTTTAGCTTCTATACTAGGTCAAGAGCCTTATAAAATTAAATTAGCTTTAGACAATCTACGAAAGCAGGGTCAATACGAACTTTGGTTTCAAGCTCAGCCAATTTGTACTTTAAGAAGTAAATATGCGGAAGCTAGAAATAGAGCTGAAGATTATATATCAAAGTTTCCAGATTTAAGAGTGGGCCTTCTTAAAGAAGCTGCTCCTATAGAAGATCCTAGTGCAGTAGACAAAATCCTGTCTTTGGGATTTATTAATCCTGAAAATATATCTATTTTTATTAGTTATATACCTGAGATCGAGAAATCAATATGCAAACTATCTGAGTTACTATTGGCTTCTAGATTGGGATTAAATTCTGTAGATCAAAATGCTATTCAAAAATCATTAGTACACTTGGATAAAGTAGTAACCGGATTGAAAACCATCGGGACTAAATCACGGGCATAAAATATGGCGATAATCCGCAGTCCTGCAGAGAATTTTATTAAGTTCTTACTATCCCAGCGTGAATATGATTCTGGGGTAATCTTACGAATGTTGAATGATTTTAGACTTGAAGGGATTAGTGAAGATTATATTAAGAAATTAAATAAAAAAATGCAGCCTTTTCCAGAACCCTGGGAACCTAATAAAAAAGATTGCGCTACTAGAGATTTTTTAAAATTCCATGAAATATATGATCTTTGGTTTCCTACTCCACATGTTAGAGAGTCTTATGAAATTTTAGCTGCTCCACAACTTAGAGAGCATGTAGAACAGCTTCTCCTATCTCCCATAAGAATTGAAGAGGTTGTTTCTAGATTAAATAAACATCATAGGATTTCTTTAACTATCGAAGGGGTGATTGCTTTTGGTCACTATTTCTGGAATAAAAAACTTCTTTCTATGCATGAATGGGTATCTGTTCTAGAAGGAAGACCTTCAGCTTCAAATAGTATGGCCATTCTTAGAGTAAGCCCGGATATGGCTCAAGCTCTAGTACCTTGGGTTTTAGGATTAAGCGGGCCCCCACAATCTCTTAATACTGGGACAGTTGCGCGTCGTATGCGAGATATCGCCTTCTTGAAAGTTTTAGAAGTTGAAAGACAACCAGCTACCTTAGCGCATTCAAAAATGATGAAGAATTACATGGATGTTATAGCAGATGCTGAGAATGAATTACGACAAAGTGATGTGGCTTTAAAAGATGTTCTCCAAGCATTTGAAAAATTTCGACTTAGAAAAGAAGATGTTACCATCCCCTCTATTGAAGAACTTGCAGGAACGAACTATAGTCAATCAGGTTCTGGAACAGGACAGGGAGAGGGTCTAAATAATATGGACTATGGTAACGAAGATAGTTAAGATAGTCAGTTTAAAAAATGGGCCAATTAAGAATGCAGCAGAAACAAAAACCTTTTTGGATGGACGAAAGTGAGTGGAAGACTAGGGGTCTTCCAAAGTTAATTAACTATAGAGGAATTGATAATATAGTTGAAAGTATTCCGGTACTTAATTGGATACAAAAAGGAAACATAATAGCTGCCTATGTTGAAAAAGATGGGCTTATAAATTACCATTTTTATAAAAAAGATCGTAAAGAGATATTTGATAAAGCCCATATTGATATGGATCAAATTAAAAAAGATACCCCTTACGATCTTCAAGAAGACGCGCAGAATAAAATTGCAAAGCAAGCCAATAAGAATTTAGAAGAACATCCATGGTGGCCAGGATTTTCTAGTTTTATTCACCACGTATTTAATGAGCACTTTAAGTACCAACCTTTTAAAGTAGATTATTATCCAGAAGTAGATAGCTGGTCAATAATAATGAATATTCCTAATACTCCTACAAAGTGGTCACCTCAGCATGAAGTTCTAGTAGACTCTATTTCTAAATTAACTGAGAATTAATATCACGCGTAATCAGATGTCTTTTAGTTTACTCTAAAATATTCTGGAGTAAACTTATATAGAATGCATTCGCTTATTACGTGCC